CCAATTTTGGGGAGGCGGGCGCAAGCTTGAATTTTCACCCCTGCCGAGGAGGTGCTAGTGGTTGCCTTTGATGAAAGGACTACGACGCTCGGTCGTTGGTTGGACCGTAATGGTGCAGTCTTAACGACTACTACGTCGTTCTTCGGAGTCAGTGGTAATAACATTAGCACTAGCCATCCGTGGCCCTATCTCGTGGGTGGTGGTTGGGATATGACAAAATCCAACCGCCATGACGCGTTGGTGAGCGGAAGGGAAGGAACTACTAGTTATGAAAACTTCCAAGCTTTCATAGCTGCTACTCCCCCTAATGCTTCCATTGCGTTTAACAAGACGGTCAATAACGTACTGGCCAACACGAATCCGTCTAGGCCAGTCGTCGACCTTCCTGTAGCAATCGCAGAGTTGAGGGACTTACCCCATCTCTTTAAGATTGCCGGCGATACGTTCCTGAAAAAGGGGGCGGGCGCCTACCTGAACTATCAGTTCGGGTGGAAACCTTTCCTCTCTGATCTCAAGGGAATCCTTGACTTCCAGGGACATGTTGATCGCCGTACCCGCGAACTCACCAAACTCTATGAGAATGGTGGGTCTAGGCATAGAGCATCTAATGGCTCCGGTCAGTACCAAACTTATAAGCCGAGCGTTGGAACCTTTAAGGGTTCTACTGTTCGGGAACTTATGAGTGGTTCTGCCGAGGCATGGATTACGGTTAGATGGGTTCCAGATTTTGGTCCCACTAATCGGCCTCCATCTAGCGACGAGATTAGGCACAAAGCTTTTCGCGCTGTGTTTGGTCTCGAGGCTAGCCTTAGCACGGTTTGGGAAGCACTACCTTGGTCTTGGTTGATCGACTGGTTCTCTGATATGGGGGATTACCTCCAGTCTCAGAGGAATGTAGTTGGCTTTCATCCAGGGCAGTGTTTCCAGATGACGCATTACGAAGGATGGTCATCCAGATGGATTGACTCGGATCATCCGACCGCGTCCCCAAACTTAACTGTTGACGGACCGGCGACCCTTCAGGTAACGCGAAAGGTACGTACCTTAGCGAACCCTGCGTCAATTTCTGCTTCTGTCCCCTTTCTTACTGGGAGACAGCTCGGCATCCTCGCATCTCTTGCGATCTTACGGCGTTAACGGAGAACTTATGCTCCCTGATCCTCAGACTGTCACGGTTAATTCCGTAGCAAAAGTTTTGCCTCGGATTAACCAGGACAACAACTCCTCAGTCTATAGACTGAGGGGCTCTCTCGATGAGTACTTACTCACTCTGAAGCATTCCAACGGTAAAATCGTTGGTGGGCAACCGGGCGAGGGCCATCTTGCTAAGGTAGACTATACTGTCTTTGCGACAGCAACGACACCTGAACAACACTTGGCCGTTTGGGCAGTCATACAGAATCCGAAGGGATTTGACCTCGTACTTGCGAGGAACATAACCTTAGGTCTAACTGGCTACCTGATAAGTGCGACCATCGACAAACTCCTCAATGGGGAGTCATAGAGAGGCGTTGTCGACCCGGCCCACCTTCTTTGGTGGGTTTGGGCCACAGTCAGCCTTAATTAAATGAGGATCAGTCATGCCGTCAACTAGGAGGTTCTATGACCACACCAGATGATGGGCGTGAGTTCCTCCTGGGAGCGTATCGTGCCCTCATTGAGGACGCTTTACGTTGGATCCCGGAGTTGAATCGCAAGGACTTGAGCTGGGATGTTACTCAGCTTGAGCGCCTTGTTGAAAGTAGAGGCGATAGGTTCTTGCTTATCGACCTCCCAGAGTTCGGCAAAGCTTTCGAGCAATGCCTAAGCTCCGGCTCGTTGGGGACCTGCACTGTACCCGGCTTTGGCCGAGTTCGGTGTAAGCGTTCCCCTGACGATAGGAGACCCAAACTTTTCTGGGCGTTCTTATCGAGAGTACTTTCGAAGTCTTGTACTCTTAAGGAAAACCCCTGTACCCTGTCGATCTTCTTCATTCGGCAGCTTTGCTACTTGGTGAAGAAATTGAAGGGTGAGTGTCGTGAGAAGTTTAAATTCTCTACGATCCAGGAGTTCTACGAAATCGAGGCAGAACTACCCGCCCCCACCCTTGATTGGGAGGAGGCAGTGGCCTGCTACGATACTGATGGTCGTGCTTTGGTCTCTTTCGACGATGTACCTCATAGAGGCGACATGCGAAATAGATCAGAAAATGTCCTCAGTGATCCGAGTGACTCACGCTTCGGAGTCCTCCAACGAGTGTGTGATACGCTCGTTGGTCGACTTATTCCGGACGTTGATCCTTCGGCCTTAAGAGGCAGACATGGACCTGGGTCAGTTTCAGATGCCAGTGCTGGTGAAGATAAGTATCTTTTCCCGGCTTGGCCTGACAAGCTACAGAGTCTCTTCCCGTTCGATTGGCACGCCTCCACCGACTTGATGGCCGATGGGAGCGAGCCCGAGAACAAAAAGGTATTCTGTAAGCTAATCTGTGTCCCAAAGACGCACAAGGGCCCTCGGCTTATTGCCAAAGAGCCCACGTGCAACCAATGGATACAGCAAGCAGTTGCAGGTGTAGTCCTTGATTCGCTTCGTCGTTGGAAAATTCCATTGGCTGTGCGTATCAATGACCAGTCACTTAACCAGAGGAAGGCTTACTTGGCCTCCCTTGGTGGTTTAGCGACCATCGACCTGAGCGCTGCGTCAGATCGTCTGTCGTGCTACGTAGTTGAGCGTGTGTTTAGGAGCAATCCTAAATTGCTAGCTTGCTTCATGGCATGTCGGACCCCTCTTCTTGTTCAAGATTTGGACAAGAAATTTCCATCTGAGCTTCGTATTAAGAAGTTCGCGATGATGGGGTCTGCGCTGACATTTCCGGTGCAAACTTTTGTTTTCATGTGCTGTGTTATCGCGTCTGTTCTCCATCAACGAGGACGGAAGGTGACATTGCGCGAGATTGCGAAGGTCCTGCCGGAGATTGCGGTCTACGGGGATGATTTGATTATCCCTGATGATTCAGCCCCGGCCCTAGTGGAGTTACTGACTTCACTAGGCCTCAAAGTCAACGTGAACAAGTCTTTCTGGACTGGTAAGTTCAGGGAGTCATGTGGCACGGACTGGTATGATGGGGAGAACGTAACTCCCATTTATATCCGGTGCGACTTTGACCCTACCCAACCCAGCACTGCCGGTAGCGTGATCGAAGTTTCCAACAACCTGCATAAAGCGGGTCTATGGGTACTTGCTGATTACGTTGCACGCCGAGTCCCTGATCGCGTTAGGCATAGCCTTGCGATTGAGGACGGCAGTGTTGCCCTTAAGGGCCTATTCTCTTTTTGTGGCGTCTCTGTTTCGCACCTTAAATGGAGGTGGAACTCGGACTACCAGAGGAGAGAATACCGTGTTGCTCAACTTAAGAGCTTCATCGGTAATAAGGTCCCTGGGGGAATCGCTCGTTTACGTCGGTACTTTACCGAAATGCCGAGTCCGGACATAGTCTGGAACCCGCGCATTGGCGAGCGTAAGGTTCCTTCCCTTCGCCTTAGATACGTAAGTATCTACGGTTAGAAGGTGGGAGAGGTACGCACACTCTACATGAGTGTGTATAGGAGGTAGACTCCGGG